ACAACATTATCACCGTCAGTATCCCCGAGTCCAATTGTGCCACCACGGAAGGTTACAACACCAACGAACTCAGAATAACCCTGTACGTTTAAATTTTCACCAACGGTAAGATTCTTATTGATTCCAACACCACCATCAATCTGAACCGCACCACTATCAGCATTTCCAAGAGCGTTATTGGTTGTATCAGTAAATGAAGAAATACCGGTAAAAATTGGGCTTGCAGATCCACTAGCCCAACTTAAATTGCCACTACCATCATTTGTTAATACGCTACTTGCGTTTCCTTGAGTTCCTGGAAGATAATATGTTACAATTCCTGCCAGAGCTGCTGGTGAGGCAAGAGTAATATAATCTGAACCGTTACTAGTTCCTTCTACGAGGTTGACTCCACTACCAGTTGTAGAAGTTCCTTTTGTCCAATATCTATGAGAACCAACAAATTTATTTGTTGCAGTATCAGAAGTTAGACCAACATATAAATCATAACTATCGGTTGTAAATCCGGGTTCGCCAACTTGCAATCCAGGAAGATTTGCAAATAATCCTCTTTTAAACTGAATAACCGGTGCAGGCATTTTTATTATCTTTTACTTATTATATTTAGTTTTAAAAAGTTCCTGCATCTACATCAATTCTATCATCAAGATCAATATCAATGCGATCAAGGAATGCTGTTGCATAACCGACCAATCCTGGTTGATTTGTTTCTGTTGATGCAGCAGAATTCAATACCACATCTGGGTTAACTAATTTATATTTTTGTTGTGTTGCGTCATAAACTAAAACGTATTGATCTTTATTTGGAAGATCAGAAACTGAAACATCATTAAGATCTGAAAGTTTATCTGCCACAATTGTTTTTTCTACAGAAACTGCGTATGATTTTTGATCTATATTTTTTGCAGGAACAATAAATACGTTGATGCTACTGTTTTCCAAACTAACGTTGTATTCTGCCATGGATCTAAAAAACCCATTTAAATATATTTAGGTTGAAACTGATGGTGTTACCAAAGCCATCCCTTCAATCACTCTTGTTTTTTTAGATGTTGAACTATTTGTCAATACAATGTCATAGTAATATCTACCTGGATCCAAAGTATTTGTCACAGTATTTCCCATTGATATTGTGAGTTTTCCAGTTGCAACAATTAAAGATGAGGAAAATGAATATGATGTTGTAGACGAAGGAAATTTTTTTAACTTTGCGACAGCACTTTGGTTGGTTAAATTGTATGCTGTACCATCAGCATTCGTAATTGTAAAACTAGATGCGTGATCAGTGCCTTTTTCTATTGTAATATTTACTGATGGGACTGCCATGGCATTTTTTTAATTATTTATCTGGAGTTCCCAATTCACCTTTTAATAGTTTGGAAAGTTCTGCTGTTGATCCAACAAACAATGCATTAGTGACATTTGTGGGCCCGCGAACTTGTTTTGTTTCTTCAATATCTTTAAGTTTCTTTTGAAGGTCCATTAATTTATCCGTTGCATCAGAAACGTTTTTGATTAACTGACCAGCAACTTCATAAGCTCTGGGCATCTCACTTTCTGCTGCCAACTCAAGAATGCCATTAATTGCTTCTTGCCCCTTTTCAATAATTGAATACAAATTTCCTCTAGTATATTCATAATCTTTACGAATATCTTCTACAGAAGATGAAATGCTATCAATTTTAGATTCAACTACTTCAGTATCTGTTGCGACAACATCTCCAGAAACATCAAAGGTCTCATTGAGTTTGTCGAATTTCTTTGTCATCTTCATGATCCATTAAATCCAAAATCGTCACCAATTTGTATCAGATTATTATCGGTAGAAGTTATCCTTTTAACTGCAGACCCATTTACGTGAGGTGCAATAATAGTATTATCGGCCCCACGAGTTACTTTAAGAGTATTGCCAGTCTTAGATTCCACATACATTTCCTCATTGTCAACTGTAATATAAGTTCCTGTAGCAATGGAAGTTGAATCTACAACTTCAACGTAAATTGTAGTATCTAACGCATCAATATCTTTAGAAAGATTTGTAGTTACTGTGCCAGTATAATTTTTAATAGCTCGAGGTTCTACTGTATATGTAAGATCTCTTGATGGACTTGATGACTGATCTCCAGCAATATACCCAATAGAAACTTTTTTGATAACATCCTTTGATACGTCTACAATAGGTCCGAAGAGATATGTCTTTGCAGTGAATCGAAGCGTATAAATTAATGATCTACGGGTATCAAAGTCGCCCTCATAATCATCTCGCATTGAAATGCCTTCAAATACTACAGGAATATCTCGTTTTTCTCCAATTGTTTTTACTAAGTCAACAGATAAAGTATATGCTGGTTGAAAGTATGGTAATATTTGCTCAACAATTTGAAGCATGTCATCGTTGAGTTTCGTATATATTGATAACTCAAATTGCATGTTATATGGAACGGGCATGAAAGACTTTCTTGGTTTAGTTTTATCTGACCCTAAACCAGAAATAAAAGTCTGTGTCGTTGTAACTTTTCTTGAAGGATCATAATTTAATGTAGTAAATTCAAAAGACATTCTTGGTAGTGTAATCTGAACTGGTTTATTCAGATTATCACCAACCTGCTCCAGTCTTGCTAAGAATTTTTGAGTTGGTCCATAGGCTAAAGGAACTTTGATAACGCTTGTTACATTATCAGAATCATTTGTATGCTTAATGGAGATATCATTAAATAGAGTTCCAAATGCTACAATGGTGCTCCTCAATATCTCGTGATAAAAATATTCAAACATGTTAGCAATTCCTTATTTAATTTATTTAACAAAAAGATAATCTATCTATGGTGTTCCGAATGGATTTTTCTCAGAAAAATCAACTATTACGTTGGCTTCGGACTCAATAACATCATTTTGAGCATATGGATCAACTAAATTATCTGTTGAATATGTTCTTAGTTTATAAGATGCAGTGGATGCGGATCCTACAATTACATCTCCATTTACAAAATTGCCATTGATTTTATATACGTTGAGTTTTCCAGTTGGAGCATCCCAAGACTTCACTAAGGCAGTTGTTCCACTAATACTTCCAGTTACGGTTTCTCCAGAAATATAAGTTCCGATTCCAGAAGAAGTTGGAGATGCAACCGTAATAGATGGTGCGGTCGTATATCCAGCACCAGCATTTATGATTCTAATTGCAGTCACGACACCGACAGTATTGATATATGCTCTTGCAACAGCATTGATGCCACCACCTGGAGCAGCAGGAATTGTTACGATTGGTGGAGTTGCATATCCACCACCACCGCTTGTAACAGTAATAACTCCAACAACACCATTTGCTATTGATGCAGTTGCAGCTGCTCCAGCACCACCTCCACCAACAAATACAACTCCTGGAGCAACTGTATATCCATAGCCTGGATTTATAAGTTCAACCCCCTGAATTTTAGTTGATGTTGTACCATTACAATCAACAATGTTATCAATAAATGTGGCAATACCTACTGCTGTCAATCCACCAGATGGTGCAGAAGAAATTGCTACTTGTGGAAGCGATGTATATCCACGTCCTCTATTTGTCACTGTAATTAATCTTACAGAACCATTCAATATTCCTGTAATTGCCGTTGCAGTTGTTCCAACTCCAACTAATTGTAAAGTTTGTATATATCCAGCAGTTAAAATATTATCATCAATTTCATCAATGCTAGTATTAATCTCTTCATCTTCATATCTAAAGAGTTCACATTTTAATTCATAGACATAGGTTTTTTGTAATTGATAAAATGGTTGTTCATGCTCAACAAATTTAATTTCAAATAATCTATCACCCAAAGGAAAATATATTAAATCTCCCTCTTTTGGTCTACTAATTAATTCAATATTTGAAAGACCTTGAGCTAAAGGAGTTATATAAGTCTCAAATCTTTCTTTTGAAATAGTAATTGTCAAATCCGTTAATGGTTGTATACCAAACTTAGAAAGTATTGTCCCTTGGCCTTCATATCCATCATAAGTATTTACATAAGCTTCGATTGGATATGTATTATTAAAAGTTGATTCAATAACTTCTTTTATAATACTTTTTTTAGTAATATATTTTCTTGGAATATAGTAAATTTCAACTCCGTACATGCGAAGTTGTTCGTTAATCAGATCTTGGATTAACGATTGCTCTGTTTTTGATCCTTGAAGAAAAAATGGATTAAGCATATTATCCGATCATGTCTAATGGTGGTAACTCATAAGTATTAGACATTCTCTCCATAATGAGATCTATTTCTTTTTGGCCATCATCATACATTTGTCTTCCGTTCAGTTCAACACCACCAGGAAGTTTAACACCAGTAAATTTCATCATATTTTGACCCCACTGACGTTTGATCAATGCAGTCAAGTATGGTTTAAGGAATGAATCATTCCAAACTCTTGAATAGTCATTTGGATCCAGTGTTCGGAAACAATCAATGATAATATAGTTTCCTACAGCCGCACTTCCCCAATCAATGTCAATATAAAGTCTATCTTGTCTTTTATTAAATCTAATTTGTTTTTCTGTAGTCAAAAGAAAATCAATATCTTCAAGATATGTCTTAACCATCGCATATGTTAACAGTTCAGTTGAGCCCCAATAGTAAATATCATTTAAGAATAACTGATACTTAACACTGAACATGTTATGGGAAATACTATTTGTCCCATCAAACTTGTAGATTTTATTAACTCCAATCACCGATGGCGGAACTGGCAAATAGTTACCATTTTCTTCAAATCCAAATGAAGTAGTAAGTCCAACAGTTTCATTGACTGTTGTTGTAGTTATACCAACGCCACCTGCAGATCCTCCTCTTGCTCTTCCTCTATTAATATCATCTTGAGTAATCTGATACTTCATGTAAGTTTGATAGACACCATCAAAGTGTCTTTCTTGGAAATACTGAACTGCATCATCAACAAGATCTTCAATTTGCTCATCAGCAACATTAATTTCTAAAACTGGATGACCCAGTTTTCTTTTGCAATAATCAATCAGTTCTTGTCTTGTGCTGGGTTGGGCCATGTGAGTTCAGATAAAACTTCTGCTTGCTTAAGATATAATTTTAAAAACGATTTAGCTACATTTTTTAATTCATCAATATCACTTATACTATCTATATTACGAGCAACCCTTTCATATTCAAAAGATTTATTTAAATCTGTAAGTTTAATACTATTTGGATTCATAAGTCAATGCCTTCAGAAGATTTTTAATTTCACCAATATCATCTTTTAATCTATTCATATCATCTTCGAGTCTTTGAAGTTTTTGATTCTCAGACTCTTTTACTTGTTTTAAATTTTTATAATTTTGATAGTCACTCATATTGGTGTTTAGGATAGCATTCGTAGAATTATCACGAACTAGGCTAGTATAACCTTCAACTTTAGAAAATTTTGTATTCATAATCACGCAAGAGCAATGACCCTCAGATCTTTTAATCTAGGTGGATGAGCCATATCCGATGATGATCCAATAAGTTTGATTGTAAAGTATCTAAAATCAGTCAAGTTATTTACAGTGAATGTATATTCCTTATAGTCAAGGTTCTGACTCAGGTTAGCAAGATTGTCAGTTTTGGCAACCTTAATGTCTGAGAGACCATCATTATTGGCAACATCAATTACATTACCAAGACTATTCAGATTATTCCATCCTGGGAATGGATAGTAAATTGGATTCTCTGTAGGATCTTTCATAATTG